CTATTTACTATAGGCTTTGATTGGGTAATGATCTGAAAAATCATTGTAAACGTAGTAATATGGGAACGCATATACATCCCATGGCTTAGGTTTTTCAGTCACAACTTCATTGACTAATTGTTTTGGTTGTTTATGATCTTTATCTGTAAATATATAGTCTAAATGTTCTGGTTTACCATTAGGGTAATTATATTTCGCAATTGAATTTGATTGAGGGTCCCATGTGCTATTATGACCTGCATATAGAACATCATTTACATTCAAGTTTTTAAGCATATCTTTGAACTCTGGAGTGCCTTTATTAACATTAAGGTCGCCACCTATATATACCGTTTCATCTTTAGGGATATTTTTCTTTTTAACAAAGTCACTGATTTCTTTCATTTGTTCAGCTCTAATTTTTCGATCATGTCCAGCACCACAACGTGAATCTTCAGATTGTGTATGTGTACCGATAACGTGAACGTTCTTACCATTTTTCTCTATTTTTGTATAAACAAAGCCTTTGTTGCTATCATTATCGAATCCACAACCGCTTTTGAAAACATGCTGGATTTTTTCTTTAATAGGATATTTACTTACAATCGCTACGCCACCATCTTCAGCAACAGTTGATGAGTAGCTACCTTCAGTTTTGTCCCAACCTGATTGAGAACGACCGAGTACAGGTGTTTGGTAAGGATATTCTTTTTTCACATTACTTAATAATTTGTCTGATGCACCATTATCAAATGCTTCATTGAATATTACGACATCATTATTTTTAATATAAGAAGATTGTCCGATTAAATCAGCGCGTTTATATTGTCCCCAGTTTGGATACATAGAAACCTTGTAACAACAGTATTTATTGGGTTTGGAGTCCCTAATGGGTCCCTAAATTACATACTTTCTAAAATTTTAGTTGTTTTTTTGTCCTCTTCATTAAATTTTTCTTCTAACAAATGAGAATACACGGATGTAGTTATTGCTATATTTTTATGACCTAATCTTTTAGAAATGTAATGTATAGATACACCTTTTGCTAGTAAATAAGAACAATGAGTGTGTCTTAATGCGTGCGATGTAATAATTGGTATATTATTGACTCTACAGGCTGATTTCAAAGCATTATTGATAGCATGAAGGTTAATTATAGATCCGGCTTCTTTGAAAATGTAACCATCATAGCTAATTGCAAATGTACTTATGACGTCCATAATGTGTTTCATATCAGATTTAGCGATACTGATATATCTAGGGGAAGTATCGGTTTTTCGCTCGTCAATAAATATAGTGTTTTTCACTTGGTTGATATGCTCAATCTTTATATTTCTTGCACCACTGACACGACAACCCGTACAAATCATTATGAATAGCGCTAATGATGAACGAGTTCTCTTCTTTCTGACGTGATCTTTTAGTATTTCATATTCAGTTACCGAGATGAATTTTTCTTGTTCTGACTTCGTAGGTTTTCCGGCTTTATAATTAACTTTATAAGCGGGATTTTTAAAAATAAGCCCATCATATAATGCGTCATCTAAAGCTGACCGAATAGCACCGTTTGTTTTTCTTATAGTTTCTTTTGCGTGTTCTTTTGAATAATCGTTTATGAATTTCTGATAAACTTGTCTATTTATCTTTGATAACTCCATTTTACCTATTTTATGTTTTTGTATATGTTGTAATGCATTTCTATAATGACGGTAGGTATTTTCTTTAACAACAGGTTGTTTATACGTTTTAATCCAATTTTCGAAGTATTCTTCAAGAGTTATATAGTTATCTATATTAAAACCACTTCTTAACTCATTTAACTTGTCTAGTCCAGCAGAATTAGCTTCACGCTTTGTTCTAAAACCTTTCTTACGGTATCTTTTTCCTTCATACTTAAATTCATATTGCCATTTTTTACCATCGTAACAACGTGTTTTCATGCGTTCCCTCCTCAAAATTGGCAAAAAATAATAAGGGTAGGCGGGCTACCCGTGAAAATTGTATAAAAAAAGACGCCTGTATAATACAGACGTCAGTGAGCCGAAAGCTCAAATCAATATAGGTGGACCTTTAGCCCTCAATACCTGTATTATAACATTATTTTAGAATTGTTCAACTCATTTTTTTGAAACAGATGTTAACCAATCGGTCAGTTTCGTGTTTCGGCAATCTAATTAAAACGCTTAAATCTTTAATATAATTTAAAATTCTATCCTTACTTATTGTAGTAATATCCTGTGTTTTTGCATAAGAACTTTTGTCAACTAAGTTTTTTAATTTGTTTTCCACAAAATCGTATTGTTTCATTTCGTTCTTTAAGGAGTCACACAAAAACCTTGCATAAACAATGACTTTTAAATCATTGGGATTTTGATTTATAATGTTTTCAATCGATTCTATCTTTTTCTCGTGTTTGGCAATTGATTGTTTTAGTGTATTTAAAAAAGGTTTTATAAGATGTATATTTACAAAAGCATTGTGTTTGCTTTTGGAAGTTAAAGGGATTACGGTCACTTTGCCGTTATTTTTATTATCCTTTTTGTTTATGACTATGCAAAAGTGTTTGTATGAAAACTCATGACCTACACCTTTACCAAAATCTGCATAAATTATTTCGCCTCTTTGATAAACTTTATATCGTTTCTCTTCCATCCCTCATCCTCCTCACGCCATATAGGCGTTTATTTCCTATATTCTTCTTCAACATACTTTTTTACTAAATATTCAAGAATAAGTTCGGTCATTAGATCGTTTTCTTCGTACTCTTTATGAAGTTACTTTATTCTTTGAATTAATTTAACTTATCGCCATCTATTTTTTGTGAAATAAATTCCAAGTATTTACGCGCATTATGTGACGATAAATCTTTAGGTAACTCATAAGTGAATGGTTGATTACCACTAGTTAAAACTTCATATACTATAGTTTCTTTTTTATTTTGCAATTAGTTATTTTCATTATAAACTTCCTTTCAAACACTGCTGAAATAGACGTCTTTTTTAAATAAGCATAATTAATACTTCAATTCTTTAATCCACATATATTTAAAAGTGAGGTAGTAGGTAATAAATATAAGACTTAAAGTTAAGATTGCTTTTTTCATGTCAATTTCTCCTTTGTTTATATTTATATTAAAGCGCTAAATATACGTTATTAATCACATTTTAGTTCTATCAGTAATTTTAGACTCCATAACTCTTTGACGTGACTCTTTAGCTTCTCGAATCATATCTTTAAATCCTTGACTGTCTATAAAAGATTTAGCTTCTTCTATTTGCTCTTGAGTTAACTCTTTACCACCGGTGTTAATGTGTAAGTGTTCAATTTCTTTATAAGAATTCATTTTTAGACTCCTGTTCTTCAAACTCACTTTTAGTTATAGGTAAATCGTTTTTCAATCTATAAGTCAGTTCTTCTTCTGTATAAAAGGGGATTTCAACCATTTCCCACTCTTCAATGTTAATGTCAACTTCTTTTAAATTCATTTTACTACCTCCTATAAAATAACTTTTCCAACTAACCTCACACTTTCATTATCATAAAAATGTAAATCTTTATACTTTTTATTTAAAGAAACCAACGTTAATCTGTTATCTTCTACATAAACCTTCTTTACGTAAGCATCTCCATTTATAATAAAGACGCCTATTTGTCCATCTTTGATAGTGTGAGATTTTTCAATGAATATAATTTGTCCATTTTTAAATAACGGCTCCATTGAGTCTCCATTTACTTTTAAAGCTATATCATGTGCGGGGACATAACCTCTTACGAATTCTTTTGAAATAGGCTCGTTATATAATCTTTCACCAATACCAGCAGACGCACAACCATATATATCCACTTCGGATTTTTCTTGAATGTAAGAATTGAAATCTACCAGATTATCACTGTCATTATTTTGCTCTTCTAATTGATTAGTCGCATATTTTAGTACATTGCTTTGTCTTGGAGGCGTGAGTTGAGATGATACGTTATGAATTTCTTCAATAATTTTCGAATCATCCATATCATGTATTAAATCTAAGGGTTTAACTCCAAAAACATTAGCTATTTCAGGTAATTTATCTAGTTTTGGACTTCTAATTCCCTTTCTCCATCTTGTGACTGTTGTTCTATTAACATCTACTAATTCTGCTAATTCACTATCACTCATATCTCTTTTGTTCATCAGACGTTCTAAATTCGAAGAAAATGAACTCATATTTTTATCTCCTTTAAACATATTATCTAACTAATAACTTCATTATATGCCTACAGTTCCAAAAATGCAACAAAAACATAAAAATATGTGTAGAGGCAAAAAAATATGTAAAAAGCACTTGCAATTTTGGAACATCAGGTGTAGTATTGTTTTCAGGAGGTGTTCCAAAAATGCACAAAGATTTATATAGCTCTAGAAAAGCGGCGAAAAAGAACCAAGACTTTATGGGGAGTTTGATTGGTGTTTCGGGTCAACAATACGGAAAAAGAGAACGCGGAGAGATTCCTATTAATTTAGATGAAGCGATGATTTTTTCTAAGGCTCTCGAAACACCTATACAAGAACTATTTCCAGAATATTTTTTTATTGAGCGAGTTCCAAAAATGCACAAAAACGAAATAACATCTTAAAAGGAGGACACTATGGAACAAATCACGTTAACCAAAGAAGAGTGTGTCGAACAATGCATCAATAAAGACTTAAAACTTTTAGATTATCGAGTTCAACAAATTTTAGAAGGTGTTCTATCAGAAAGTACCACATACGGTGATGCAAGAAATAAATTAGAAACATTGAAAATTATTGCTGAATCTCATTTTAAAACCGAACATGCTTCAGTTATTTACAAATTAGCATTGAAAAAGTTAGACGAAAAAATCAACGCCACTCCAATTAAAGAGTGACGGAAAGGGAGGATTTTAAATGTTTAAGGTTTTAAATGATATAAAAACTTCTTTAAAAAACCATCCTTGGGGTTGGAAAGAGCACTTACCTTATTTGCTGATGTTAACTCTGTCACTTGTGGCTCTGATTCTCGGTGTTCTGTCCGCGATTCTATGATAACAGGCTTTATATAGATTCCTTTGTTGGTAGTGACTTTGATAGTCACATCCCATTCCCATATCACTGGATATTCTTCGAGCAAAAAAGTACATTCTACACTTTCATAAGGTCCTAAAGTAAATGGAATGGAGTAGTTTTTATCTTTATATCGTATAGGTTTGAACGTTTTTTGTTCATTTACTTTATTTTTAATATCAAATTCAACGTCAATAACAGAAATGGGAAACTTTGTGAAATTAATAAATGTTATATCGTTGTAACTTGATTTGTCATCGACCAAGTAATTAAAGCTTCTGGTAGGTATAACATCGATGTTAAGAGAATCTTTCATATAGTCTAAATAATATTTAAGTGCAGTCAGTAAGAAACTAAAAATTGCGATACAAATCGCGATTATGTCCATACTTATCACCTCCTTAGGTTGATAACTAAATTATACACGAAAGGAGCATAAACAATATGCAAGCATTACAAACAAAATCGAACATCGGCGAAATGTTCAACATACAAGAAAAAGAAAACGGAGAAATCGCAATCAGCGGTCGAGAACTTCATCAAGCATTAGAGGTTAAGACTCCATACAAAAAATGGTTTGAAAGAATGAGTGATTACGGATTTGAAGAAAATATCGATTATGTAGTCACGGACATTTTTGTCCATAACCCACTAGGAGGTCGTCAGAATCAAACTGACCACGCACTCACACTAGACACTGCAAAAGAAATCGCAATGATTCAACGCAGTGAACCTGGTAAACGTGCAAGACAATACTTCATCCAAGTTGAAAAAGCATGGAACAGCCCAGAAATGATTATGCAACGTGCTTTAAAAATTGCTAACAACACAATCAATCAATTAGAAACAAAGATTGAACGTGATAAACCAAAAATTGTATTTGCAGATGCAGTAGCTACTACTAAGACATCAATTTTAGTTGGAGAGTTAGCAAAGATCATTAAACAAAACGGTGTAAACATCGGGCAACGCAGATTGTTTGAGTGGTTACGTCAAAACGGATTCCTTATTAAACGCAAGGGTGTGGATTATAACATGCCTACACAGTATTCAATGGAACGTGAGTTATTCGAAATTAAAGAAACATCAATCACACATTCGGACGGTCACACATCAATTAGTAAGACGCCAAAAGTAACAGGCAAAGGACAACAATACTTTGTTAATAAGTTTTTAGGAGAAAAACAAACATCTTAATAGGAGGAACGAACAATGCAAGCTCAAAACAAAAAAGTCATCTATTACTACTATGACGAAGAAGGTAATAGACGACCCGTTAATATTCAATACAACGATGGCTACGACTTAATGATAGACCCGCGTTTTATTGAAATGACGCTTGAAAGACATCCGCATTTAAAAAATAACTTTTATGGATTAATAGATGGAAAAGAATTTAAGTTAGATTAAATTTTTGGAAATGCAAAGGAGGCATAACAAATGTTACAAAAATTTAGAATCGCGAAAGAAAAAAATAAATTAAAACTCAAATTACTAAAGCATGCTAGTTACTGTTTAGAAAGAAGTAACAACCCTGAATTGTTGCGAGCAGTTGCAGAGTTGTTAAAGAAGGTTAACTAAATTAGGCCTTATTATTACTTTTTAGAATGTGAACAATAGGTCGATAAAAAACTTAATAAACAAACTATAGCAACTATCAATGAATTTTGAATATGTAAATCGTTCTCGTTTATATAGTTTGTTACAAAGATTTGAATGTCAGCACCTGCTGCAATGCCATTAGACCATCTTATTAACTTTTTGAAAGGATGTGGAAAATCATTTTCGATACGTTTGACAAATTCATCGTGTCTCTTGTAGGTACTTTGCTCATTTATTGGATAGGTCGAATTGATGGCTTCAGCCAAAGTAGAGATAGCAGTTGGATTGATATAAAAATCTCTAATGGTCTGTTGTGCTTGAAGTACAATCTCATCATCAAACCTATAGAGTTCCTTAAAAGATTTTATCGTTTCTTCAGAAAATAAATTTCTTTGAAATGTTAGAGATGAAAAAGAATTACGCAAATTAAAATTCATTTCAATTAAGTTGTTTAGATGAAAGTCTACTTTGAAGTCAGAAAATAAATTTATGTTGTTTCTATTAATTATATCTAATTGGTACTTAGGTTTTAAAGATTGTTTAATTGCCATACTTTTAGAAATTTCAACATTACTAATTACGTTATTAATAGAAAAACGAACATTTTTTAAAGGATCAATATACACCAATATCACCTCCTTTCACTAGGAGATAACAACATTATACACGAAAGGAAAGATAGAAATGCCACATATTTTAAACGTAACAGTTCCAATACCTGAAACACATGTACTTATCACAAAAGATGAATATGATGAGCTAATTGGTTATTCATTAGACCCTGTATGGAACATGAGTGACTTAAAGAAGAAATTAAAAATTGCATCTGATGAGACTATCAAGGACAGATTACTATTTCATCCTAGATTTGAAAAAGAACTAAGAGCGCAAGGAATTGTGCATTACCCTGATGAGAATTTTAATCGCTGGAGATTTAACGCAAGAAAGATGAATAAATTCGTCGATGAGCATTTCAATGAAATATATAAGGAGAGAATAAAATGAGCAACATTTATAAAAGCTACCTAGTAGCAGTACTGTGCTTTACAGTCTTAGCAATTGTACTTATGCCGTTTCTATACTTCACTACTGCATGGTCGATTGCGGGATTCGCAAGTATCGCAACATTCATATTTTATAAGGAATACTTTTATGAAGAATAAAAAAACTGTTACTCACGGCAATGAGTAACAGTCTAAACAATTAGAAAATTAATGCATATTCAATATAAAACGAAATAAAGGAAGTGTCAACAATGTACTACAAAATTGGCGATGTATGTCAAAAAGTAATTAATGTAGACGGATTCGATTTTAAATTAGCAGTTAAGAAACAAGATTACAGCATTCTAGTGAATGTCTTAGATTTAGAAGATAGATTTATCGACGGTATAAATATAACAGATGAGAATGATCTATACACAGCATTAGACATATTAAATCAATCTATTTATGAATGGATTGAAGAGAACACAGATGAACAGGACAGACTAATTAACTTAGTCATGAAATGGTAGGAGGTCGCTATGAAGCAGACTGTAACTTATATCATTCGTCATAGGGATATGCCAATTTATATAACTAACAAACCAACTGATAACAATTCAGATATTAGTTACTCCACAAATAAAAATAGAGCTAGGGAGTTTAACGGTATGGAAGAAGCGAGTATCAATATGGATTATCACAAAGCAATCAAGAAAACAGTGACAGAAACAATTGAGTACGAGGAGGTAGAACATGACTGAACAAACTAATCAAGATGTCGATATTTTAACGCAACTAGGTGTAAAAGACATCAGCAAACAAAATGCAAACAAGTTTTATAAATTTGCGATATACGGCAAGTTCGGTACTGGTAAAACTACGTTTTTAACAAAAGATAACAATGCCTTAGTACTAGATATAAATGAGGACGGAACAACGGTAACAGAAGATGGGGCAGTTGTGCAGATTAAGAATTATAAGCATTTTAGTGCAGTGATTAAAATGCTGCCTAAAATTATTGAACAACTAAGAGAAAACGGAAAACAAATTGATGTTGTAGTGATTGAAACAATCCAAAAGTTACGTGATATCACTATGGACGACATCATGGACGGTAAATCAAAGAAACCGACATTTAATGATTGGGGCGAGTGTGCTACACGCATTGTAAGTATTTATCGTTATATTTCTAAATTACAAGAACATTATCAATTTCATCTTGCTATAAGCGGACACGAGGGCATTAACAAAGACAAAGATGATGAGGGAAGTACTATCAATCCAACAATCACGATAGAGGCACAAGACCAAATAAAAAAAGCAGTCATCAGTCAATCTGACGTGTTAGCAAGAATGACAATAGAAGAACATGAGCAAGACGGCGAAAAAACTTATCAATATGTACTTAACGCTGAACCATCAAATTTATTCGAGACAAAGATAAGACACTCAAGCAACATCAAAATTAACAACAAACGTTTCATTAATCCAAGTATTAACGATGTTGTACAAGCAATTAGAAATGGTAATTAAAAATTAATTAAAAGGACGGTATAAAAATTATGAAAATCACTGGTAGAACACAATACATTCAAGAAACTAATCAAGAGGCATTCATGAAAGGTGGGGACTTTTTAGGAGCTGGAGAATTTACAGTAAAAGTTGCAAATGTCGAGTTTAACGACAGAGAAAACAGATACTTCACGATTGTTTTTGAAAACAACGAAGGTAAACAATACAAACACAACCAATTCGTCCCACCATTCCAACAAGATTATCAAGAAAAACAATATATCGAGTTACTTAGTAGATTAGGAATTAAATTGAACTTACCAGATTTAACTTTTGACACAGATCAATTAATTAACAAAATCGGAACTATTGTACTTAAAAATAAATTTAACGAGGAACAAGGCAAGTATTTTGTAAGACTCTCATATGTAAAAGTTTGGAATAAAGACGATGAAGTAGTTAATAAACCAGAACCTAAAACTGATGAGATGAAACAAAAAGAACAACAAGCAAATGGGAAGCAGACGCCAATGAGTCAGCAATCAAACCCATTCGCTAATGCTAATGGACCAATAGAAATCAATGATGATGATTTACCGTTCTAGGACGTGGTTTAAATGCAATACATTACAAGATACCAGAAAGACAATGACGGTACTTATTCCGTCGTTGCTACTGGTGTTGAACTTGAACAAAGTCACATTGACTTACTAGAAAACGGATATCCACTAAAAGCAGAAGTAGAGGTTCCGGATAATAAAAAACTATCTATAGAACAACGCAAAAAAATATTCGCAATGTGTAGAGATATAGAACTTCACTGGGGAGAACCGGTGGAATCAACTAGAAAATTATTACAAACAGAATTGGAAATTATGAAAGGTTATGAAGAAATCAGTCTGCGCGACTGTTCTATGAAAGTTGCAAGGGAGTTAATAGAACTGATTATAGCGTTTATGTTTCATCATCAAATACCTATGAGTGTAGAAACGAGTAAGTTGTTAAGCGAAGATAAAGCACTATTGTATTGGGCTACAATCAACCGCAACTGTGTAATATGCGGAAAGCCTCACGCTGACCTAGCACATTATGAAGCAGTAGGTAGAGGCATGAACAGAAACAAGATGAATCACTACGACAAACATGTATTAGCGTTATGTCGCGAACATCACAACGAGCAACATCAGATGGGTGTTAAGTCATTTGATGATAAATATCACTTGCATGACTCGTGGATAAAAGTTGATGGAAGATTAAACAAAATGTTGAAAGGAGAGAAAAATGAATGAATAGACTAAGAGTAATAAAAATAGCACTCCTAATCGTCATCTTGGCGGAAGAGATTAGGAATGTTAGAAATTATAAAAAAGCTGTAGGAAAACCATTTTCTAGATATTAAAAACAACATTTGGCAAATGCTTTGCCAAAAGAGGTAATTTCAATGTACCCCTTGTCATACTCAATACAGGCAGGTTTTACAATTGTATAAACTTCATTGATAGATAAATTATAGTAACGAGATATATTTTCTATACCAAAATGATTAATCATATTAAAAACATCACGAACTTTTTTGTAAGTTTCTTTTTCATATTTTTGAATATAATTATTGATTATTTTGGGATCATCAAAACTTTCATAAAGATTTTCATTAGTATAAGAATTTAGACCTATGTCAATTTTTAATAAACCAATTCTTTCTAAATTATTTAATGAAATTTCTGTTGAATTTAAATCGATTGGTGAATTAGAAATAATACTATCTGACAAAAAGTCGCCTGCCTTACTATTGTCTCGTATATATTTGTATCTTACAGCCGGAATAACTTTTTGATTGCATAGAAATTTAAACAATATTGCATCTTTAGGTGACATTTGTTTAATAAGCTCAACAAAAGAGTGATGTACGTCATTTGTTTTGCGATTGTCCATTGCAGATGCAATTAAATTAGAGAAAAGATCTCTTATTACTCTTTCGCTAATATAAAATTTAGAACTTTCAATAGCGGGTCCAATTATTGAAAGTTCAGGTTCTTGTAGATTATTATCAGGTATCTTTTTTACCTTAGATTCAATATTAGCTTTAAAGTCAGTCAAGTCTAATTCTCGTTTATATTGTATTTTAGCAACCCAGTTATGATATCCACCAAAAATTAAATCCCAAGTAGAATTTAATGTTTTGATAGGTCCATCTGCAGCACCTTGAATAATTTTATCAATACCTTTACCTAAAATAGGATCCATAATTATTCACCCCCAATCTAACGCAGTAGCGATAACAAAATTATACCAGAAAGGAGAATCAACATGACTGACCAACCAAGTTACTACTCAATAATTACAGCAAATGTCAGATACGATAACCGACTTACTGACAGCGAAAAGTTACTTTTTGCAGAAATAACATCTTTAAGTAACAAATACGGATACTGCACAGCAAGTAATGGTTACTTTGCAACTTTATACAACGTTGTTAAGGAAACTATATCTCGTAGAATTTCGAACCTTACCAACTTTGGTTATCTAAAAATCGAAATTATCAAAGAAGGTAATGAAGTTAAACAAAGGAAGATGTACCCCTTGACGCAAACGTCAATACCTATTGACGCAAAAATCAATACCCCTATTGATAATTCTGTCAATACCCCTATTGACGCAAATGTCAAAGAGAATATTACAAGTATTAATAATACAAGTAATAACAATATAAATAGAATAGATATATTGTCGGGCAACCCGACACGCATCCCATACAAAGAGATTATTGATTATCTAAACGAAAAGACCGGCAAGAAGTTTAGTCATAAATCTAAAGCTAATCAAAAACTGATACAAGCTAGATTTAATGAAGATAATTCAAAAGAAGATTTCTTTACAGTAATTGATAACATGACTGCTCAATGGAAAGGTAATCCGAAAATGGATGAGTATTTGCGACCTAAAACGTTATTTAGTGGAAACTTTGATAATTATAAAAACCAAACAGCGAAAATTAATAACGAATCTAATCAATATGTAGATGCATTCCAGCGTGCATCACAATCAAGTATAGAAAATTTACCATTTTAAAGGAGTGAGAAAGTGGAGTCATTCCAGAACTTAGCAAAGAAACCAACTTTAAAAAAGCAAATCATTGAACAAGCGTTTGATTTGAAATGTGAGAACTGTGGACGTAAGTACGACTATTACAAATTTGATGACGGTTCAGAATTCAAACATGGTTGTGACTGCGAAATGATAGAGTATGCCAAACAATCAACTGAAAACTATCACAAGAGAAACAGGCGGAGAAAAGCAGAACGCATATTCAAGCAATCGATAATGAACGAAGATCTAACGAAAGCAACGTTTGATAATTACAATCCGACTAATGAACAACTAGTGTATGCAAAAAACTTATGCGAACGTTACGCAAACAATTTCACGTTAGACAATAAACAATCGCTACTAATCCAAGGTTCATTCGGTACAGGTAAATCACACTTATCAATGAGTATTGTTAAATCAGTTAAAGCTAAAGGCTACACAGTGTTATATATGAACGTACCTCAATTGATATCAACAATTAAAAACACTTATAACAACCAAACTGCTATGACCGAACAGGAATTGGCTCAAATTATAAGTGATGTCGATTTGATGGTATTCGATGATTACGGTATCAACATGAATGAATTCGCTACTAGCAAGATGTTCGAGCTTATTGAAAGTAGGATAGGCAAACACAACATCTTTACTACTAACTTAGATGAGAAAGAAATGACAAAAAACAAAGACTTACAACGTATATTCAGCAGAATCATGAGCAATACAACACTAATCAAGATGGACGGTCAAGATTACAGAACTAGAGGTTTAAAACTATGATTACCAAAGAATTTTTAAAAACTAAACTTGAGTGTTCAGATATGTACGCTCAGAAACTCATAGACGAGGCGCAGGGCGATGAAAATAGGTTGTACGACCTATTTATCCAAAAACTTTCAGAACGTCATACACGCCCCGCTATCGTCGAATATTAAGGAGTGTTAAAAAATGCCGAAAGAAAAATATTACTTATACCGAGAAGATGGTACGGAAGATATTAAGGTCATCAAATATAAAGACAACGTAAATGAAGTTTATTCGCTCACAGGAGCCCATTTCAGCGACGAAAAGAAAATTATGACTGATAGTGACCTAAAACGATTCAAAGGCGCTCACGGGCTTCTATATGAGCAAGAACTAGGATTACAAGCAACGATATTTGATATTTAGAGGTGGCACAATGAGTAAATACAACGCTAAGAAAGTTGAGTATAAAGGAATTGTATTTGATAGCAAAGTAGAGTGTGAATATTACCAATATTTAGAAAGTAATATGAATGGCACTAATTATGATCATATCGAAATACAACCGAAATTCTAATTATTACCAAAACTAGATAAACAACGAAAGATTGAATATATTGCAGACTTCGCGTTATATCTCGATGGCAAACTGATTGAAGTTATCGACATTAAAGGTATGCCAACCGAAGTAGCAAAACTTAAAGCTAAGATTTTCAGACATAAATACAGAAACATAAAACTCAATTGGATATGTAAAGCGCCTAAGTATACAGGTAAAACATGGATTACGTACGAGGAATTAATTAAAGCAAGACGAGAACGCAAAAGAGAAATGAAGTGATCTAATGCAACAACAAGCATATATAAATGCAACGATTGATATAAGGATACCTACAGAAGTTGAATATCAGCATTTTGATGATGTGGATAAAGAAAAAGAAGCGCTGGCAGATTACTTATATAACAATCCTGACGAAATACTAGAGTATGACAATTTAAAAATTAGAAACATAAATGTAGAGGTGGAATAAATGGGCAGTGTTGTAATCATTAATAATAAACCATATAAATTTAACAATTTTGAAAAAGAAATAATGGCAAAGCGTGGGATAAATGCTGGAATTGTTTCTAAACGTGTTAGAGGTTGTTGGGAGTTTTCAGAAGCTTTAGACGCGCCTTATGGCATGCACCTAAAAGAATATAGAGAAATGAAACAAATGGAAAAGATTAAACAAGCGAGACTCGAACGTGAATTGGAAAGAGAGCGAAAGAAAGAGGCTGAGCTACGTAAGAAGAAGCCACATTTGTTTAATGTACCTCAAAAACATTCACGTGATCCGTACTGGTTCGATGTCACTTATAACCAAATGTTCAAGAAATGGAGTGAAGCATAATGAGCATAATCAGTAACAGAAAAGTAGATATGAACAAAACGCAAGACAACGTTAAGCAACCTGCGCATTACACATACGGCGACATTGAAATTATAGATTTTATTGAACAAGTTACGGCACAGTACCCACCACAATTAGCATTCGCAATAGGTAATGCAATTAAATACTTGTCTAGAGCACCGTTAAAGAATGGTCATGAGGATTTAGCAAAGGCGAAGTTTTACGTCGATAGAGTATTTGACTTGTGGGAGTGATGACCATGACAGATAGCGGACGTAAAGAATACTTAAAACATTTTTTCGGCTCTAAGAGATATCTGTATCAGGATAACGAACGAGTGGCACATATCCATGTAGTAAATGGCACTTATTACTTTCACGGTCATATCGTGCCAGGTTGGCAAGGTGTGAAAAAGACATTTGATACAGCGGAAGAGCTTGAAACATATATAAAGCAAAGTGATTTGGAATATGAGGAACAGAAGCAACTAACTTTATTTTAAAAGGGCGGAAACAATGAAAATCAAAATTGAAAAAGAAATGAATTTACCTGAACTTATCCAATGGGCTTGGGATAACCCCAAGTTATCAGGTAATAAAAGATTCTATTCAAATGATGTTGAGCGCAACTGTTTTGTGACTTTTCATGTTGATAGCATCTTATGTAATGTGACTGGATATGTATCAATTAACGATAAATTTACTGTTCAAGAGGAGATATAACAATGAAAATCAAAGTTAAAAAAGAAATGAGATTAGATGAATTAATTAAATGGGCGCGAGAAAATCCGGATCTATCACAAGGAAAAATATTTTTTTCAACAGGATTTAGTGATGGATTCGTTCGTTTTCATCCAAATACAAATAAGTGTTCGACGTCAAGTTTTATTCCAATTGATATCCCCTTCATAGTTGATATTGAAAAAGAAGTAACGGAAGAGACTAAGTTTGATAGGTTGTTAGAGGTATATGAGATTCAAGAAGGAGTCTATAAATCCGCATTACACAAAGGTATCAGTTTGAACGAACGTTTTGAAGACGACAATATTTTTCCTACTAAAGCATTCTATATCTTAAACGATGACATGACGATGACATTGATTTGGAAAGATGGGGAGTTGGTAGAATGATGTTGAAATTTAAAGCTTGGGATAAAGATAAAAAAGTTATGAGTATTATTGACGAAATCGATTTTAATAGTGGGTACATTTTGATTTCAACAGGTTATAAAAGTTTCAATGAAGTAAAACTATTACAATACACAGGATTTAAAGATGTGCACGGTGTGGAGATTTATGAAGGGGATATTGTTCAAGATTGTTATTCGAGAGAAGTAAGTTTTATCGAGTTTAAAGAAGGAGCCTTTTATATAACTTTTAGCAATGTAACTGAATTACTAAGTGAAAATGACGATATTATTGAAATTGTTGGAAATATTTTTGAAAATGAGATGCTATTGGAGGTTATGAGATGACGTTCACCTTATCAGATGAACAATATAAAAATCTTTGTACTAACTTTAACAAGTTATTAGATAAACTTCACAAAGCATTAAAAGATCGTGAAGAGTACAAGAAGCAACGAGATGAGCTTATTGGGGATATAGCGGAAGTTAAGAGAAAAGCAAAAGCATTTGATGAGATAGATAATCTGATTTATGAAGTGTTCGAAATGATGAATTGCTTTAAATTCAGTTTTATCAATGAAAATAAAGAGCTTATCCTCGATAGCGAATCAAATATTTTCTTTTCACTAAAAGATTGCGCTAACAAATTAGATTTAGTTGTTAAATTTATTCATTGGGTTAGCAGATCTTGTATTGAAAATATGTCTCCTGAAAGAACACAGGTTTTTTTACAAACAGGTTTCGAACTTTATATTGGCAAACATTTAACAAAAAAGGATTACGAATACATGTATACATGCTTTGGTAACGGATTAAATAGTGATGGCGCATATAGTTATGCCAGAAGATTATTAAATATTCCGGAGGGGATACAATGACACGACCTACTAGAGAGGAATTGTTAAGTTACTTTAAAAAATATGGAGTAGAGAGAGTAAACTCTATTACTGGCGAAGAAAGTGCAATACATTATTTTAGAACAAAGGCGTTTTACTATAGAGAAGAAAACAAAAAACTTTCTGAAAATATCGATAAACTAGAAAAACGCAACAAAGAGTTGGAGAACATGTGGCGCACGCTTAAAAATGAATTGTTTGGAAGATACGAATTTTACCGTTTTAGACTTAGCGAACTACAGATTGAGAGCAGAGCGAACAAGGAAGTAGCTATATATAGAAGAGCTGAAATCAACTTAAGTGTTATATTGTGCCGAATGGACAAACTAGACGGAACAAATGAGTTCTACGAATTTTTAGATCAAATGGAGGAAGACACTAATGAATAACCGCGAACAAATTGAACAGTCCGTTATAAGTGCTAGTGCGTATAACGGGAATGATACAGAGGGATTGCTAAAAGAGATTGAGGACGTTTATAAGCATAAAGATATATGGGAAAAACTTAAAAAGACTATTTAGAAACTTATATCCAATATAGAAATGACGAAAACAGAAATATTATAGGAGAACAGCATATATTAAGTTTCATATATGCAATGGATTTATTTGATGGTAATAAAGATGCAGAGAATATGTTCAAGAAATTGGAGCGTGCTAAATATGTAGTTTATGCAAAAGGCTCATTTGTGCAAGACGTTCATTTAAGTGGAGGTACTAAACAAGGAACTTTTTGGGCTAGTTATACCCCAAAAGAAGATGCAACTATTTTAAACACATGGATTACTGACGATATTAACAAAGCTAGAGCTGTAGCACTTTTAGTTGGTGGCAACACAATGCAATGGGAGGACAACGATAATGAATAACACATTAACAATCGATCAGTTACAAGAGTTATTACAAATACAAAAGGAGTTCGACGATAGAATACCGACGCTAAACTTAGGAGATAGCAAAATTGCATATGTAGTTGAATTCTTTGAATGGTTTAATACATTGGAAACGTTTAAGAACTGGAAGAAGAAACCAGGTAAGCCGTTAGATGTTCAGTTAGATGAGTTGGCGGATATGTTGGCGTTTGGTTTGAGTATTGCGAATCAAGTAGGAGTGTCATCAGAAGAGATAAAAGAAGCGATTGAATCAAGTTTTAAAGATACAGAATTTCACAAAATGTTTAATTTTAAAGATAAAGAATTTGCTCAAGGCGCAGTTGTTAGTACACCACAGATAATATTCAAAGAATTTTATCCCGACCAATTGGCAATTGTGATAGCGATAGACATAGCTTACAACTTATATACTATCGACCAACTCATTGACGCATACAAAAAGAAAATGAAAAGGAACCACGAAAGACAAGATGGAACAGCAGACGCAGGAAAAGGATACGTGTAAAGACATCTTATATCGAGTCAAGGAGGTTTTGGGGAAGTGACACAATACTTAGTCACGACATTCAAAGATTCAACAGGACGCAAGCATACACACATAACTCGAGCTAAGAGCAATCAAAGGTTTATAGTTGTTGAGGCAGAGAGTAAAGAAGAAGCGAAAGAGAAGTACGAGGCGCAAGTTAAAAGAGATGCAGTTATTAAATTAGGTCAGTTGTTTGAAAATATAAGGGAGTGTGGGAAATGATTAAACAAATACTAAGACTATTATTCTTACTAGCGATGTATGAGCTAGGTAAGTATGTAACTGAGCAAGTATATATTATGATGACGGCTAATGATGATGTAGAGGCGCCGAGTGATTACGTCTTTCGAGCGGAGGTAAGTGAGTGATGTGGATTACTATGACTATTGTATTTGCTATATTGCTATTAGTTTGTATCAGTATTAATAGTGATCGTGCAAGAGAGATACAAGCACTCAGATATATGAATGATTATCTACTTGATGAAGTAGTTAAAACTAAAGGATACAACGGGTTAGAAGAATACAGGATTGAATTGAAGCGAATGAATAACGATATTAAAAAGTAATTTATATTATCGGAGGTATTGCATTGAATGATAAAGATTGAGAAACATGATATCAAAAAGCTTGAAGAATACATTCAGCACATCGATAACTATCGAAGAGAGTTGAAGATGCGAGAATATGAATTACTTGAAAGTCATGAACCAGATAATGCAGGAGCTAGCAAAAGTAATTTGCCAGGTAATCCGATTGAACGATGTGCAATAAAGAAGTTTAGTGATAACAGATACAATACATTAAGAAATATAGTTAATGGTGTAGATAGACTGATAGATGAGAGCGATGAGGATACGCTTGAGTTATTAAGGTTTAGATATTGGGATTGTCCTATTGGTTGTTATGAGTGGGAAGATATCGCGCATTACTTTGGTACAAGTAAGACAAGTATATTGCGTAGAAGAAATGCACTGATCGATAAGTTAGCGAAGTATATTGGTTATGTGTAGCGGACTTTCACCCTATGTAAGTCCGCATTAAAACAGTTTATTATGTTAGTATCAGATTAATATTTAAAGTTATTAAATGCTAATACAACGCATGAACAAGAGGCGCATCACTATGTGATGTGTCTTTTTATTTATGAGGTATGAACATGTTCAAACTAATTGTAAATACATTACTACACATCAAGTATAGATGCGTCTTGATACTACTTAAGTTATATAAGGTGAAACATTATGATGACTAAAGACGAACGTATACGATTCTATAAGTCTAAAGAATGGCAAACAACAAGAAAAAGAGTGCTAGAAAGAGATAATTATGAATGTCAACAATGTAAGCGAGACGGCAAGTTAACGACATATGACAAAAGCAAGCGTAAGTCGTTGGATGTAGATCATATATTATCGCTAGAACATCATCCGGAGTTTGCTCATGACTTAAACAATTTAGAAACACTGTGTATTAAATGTCACAACAAAAAAGAAAAGAGATTTATAAAAAAGAAAATAAATGGAAAGATGAAAAATGGTAAATACCCCCGGGTCAAAAAAATCGAAAGTGATCAAAACGCTTGGGGAACGGGCAGGGGCTCGACTTCGCGATAATTTTAAAAATCCATGTATAACCCCCCCTCTTATAACCATTTTAAGGCAGGTGATGAAATGGAGATTATAGTTGATGAAAACTTAGTGCTTAAAGAAAAAGAAAGGCTGCAAGTATTATATAAAGACATACCTAGCAATAAATTAAAAGTAGTTGATGGTTTAATTATTCAAGCAGCAAGGCTACGTGTAATGCTTGATTACATGTGGGAAGACATAAAAGAAAAAGGTGACTATGATTTATTTACTCAATCTGAAAAGGCGCCACCATATGAAAGGGAAAGACCAGTAGCCAAACTATTTAATGCTAGAGATGCTGCATATCAAAAAATAATCAAACAATTATCGGATTTATTGCCCGAAGAGAAAGAAGACACAGAAACGCCATCTGATGATTACCTATGATTAGTAATAAATACGTTGATGAATATATAAATTTGTGGAAACAAGGAAAGATAATTTTAAATAAAGAAAGAATTGATCTCTTTAATTATCTACAAAAACATATATATTCACGAGATGATGTATATTTTGATGAACAGAAAATCGAGGATTGTATCAAATTTATTGAAAAATGGTATTTTCCAACATTACCATTTCAAAGGTTTATCATAGCTAATATATTTCTTATAGATAAAAATACAGATGAAGCTTTCTTTACAGAATTTGCTATTTTCATGGGACGTGGAGGCGGGAAAAACGGTCTAATAAGTGCTATTAGTGATTTTCTTTCTACGCCCTTACACGGAGTTAAAGAATATCACATCTCCATTGTTGCTAATAGTGAAGATCAAGCAAAAACATCGTTTGATGAAATCAGAACCGTTTTAATGGATAACAAACGAAATAAGACGGGTAAAACGCCAAAAGCTCCTTATGAAGTTAGTAAAGCAAAAATAATAAACCGTGCAACTAAATCGGTTATTCGATATAACACATCAAACACAAAAACCAAAGACGGTGGACGTGAGGGGTGTGTTATTTTTGATGAAATTCATTATTTCTTTGGTCCTGAAATGGTAAACGTCAAACGTGGTGGATTAGGTAAAAAGAAAAATAGAAGAACGTTTTATATAAGTACTGATGGTTTTGTTAGAGAGGGTTATATCGATGCAATGAAGCACAAAATTGCAAGTGTATTAAGTGGCAAGGTTAAAAATAGTAGATTGTTTGCTTTTTATTGTAAGTTAGACGATCCAAAAGAAGTTGATGACAGACAGACGTGGGAAAAGGCGAACCCAATGTTACATAAACCGTTATCAGAATACGCTAAAACACTGCTAAGCACGATTGAAGAAGAATATAACGATTTACCATTCAACCGTTCAAATAAGCCTGAATTCATGACTAAGCGAATGAATTTGCCTGAAGTTGACCTTGAAAAAGTAATAGCACCATGGAAAGAAATACTAGCGACTAATAGAGAGATACCAAATTTAGATAATCAAATGTGTATTGGTGGTTTAGACTTTGCAAATATCCGAGATTTCGCAAGTGTAGGGCTACTATTTCGAAAGAACGACGATTATATTTGGTTAGGACATTCTTTTGTAAGACAAGGGTTTTTGGATGATGTCAAATTAGAGCCACCTATTAAAGAATGGGAAAAAATGGGATTATTGACCATTGTAGATGATGATGTCATTGAAATTGAATATATAGTTGATTGGTTTTTAAAGGCTAGAGAAAAATATGGGCTTGAAAAAGTCATAGCTGATAATTATAGAACTGATATTGTAAGACGTGCGTTTGAGGATGCTGGCATAAAACTTGAAGTACTTAGAAATCCAAAAGCAATACATGGATTACTTGCACCACGTATCGATACAATGTTTGCGAAACATAACGTAATATATGGAGACAATCCTTTGATGCGTTGGTTTACTAATAATGTTGCAGTAAAGGTTAAACCCGATGGTAATAAAGAATATATTAAAAAAGATGAAAATAGAAGAAAAACCGATGGGTTCATGGCTTTTGTTCACGCATTATATAGAGCAGACGATATAGTAGACAAAGACATGTCTAAAGCGCTTGATGCATTAATGAGTATAGATTTCTAATAGAGGAGGTGAGACATGAGTATTCTAGAAAAGATATTTAAAACTAGGAAAGATATAACATATATGCTTGATTTAGATATGATAGAAGATCTATCACAACAAGCGTATGTGAAACGTTTAGCGATTGATAGTTGTATTGAATTTGTTGCGCGAGCTGTCGCTCAAAGTCATTTTAAAGTATTGGAAGGTAATAGAATTCAAAAGAATGATGTTTACTACAAGTTAAATATAAAACCAAATACTGACTTATCAAGCGATAGTTTTTGGCAACAAGTTATATATAAACTAATTTATGATAACGAGGTTTTAATCGTAGTAAGTGACAGCAAAGAATTACTTATCGCAGATAGCTTTTACAGAGAAGAGTACGCTTTGTATGATGATATATTCAAAGATGTAACGGTTAAAGATTATACTTATCAACGTACTTTCACAATGCAAGAGGTCATATATTTAAAGTACAACAACAATAAAGTGACACACTTTGTAGAAAGTCTATTCGAAGATTACGGGAAAATATTCGGAAGAATGATAGGTGCACAATTAAAAAACTATCAAATAAGAGGGATTTTGAAATCTGCCTCTAGCGCATATGACGAAAAGAATATAGAAAAATTACAAGCGTTCACAAATAAATTATTCAATACTTTTAATAAAAATCAACTAGCAATCGCGCCTTTGATAGAAGGTTTTGATTATGAGGAATTATCTAATGGTGGTAAGAATAGTAACATGCCTTTTTCTGAATTGAGTGAGCTAATGAGAGATGCAATAAAAAATGTTGCGTTGATGATTGGTATACCTCCAGGTTTGATTTACGGAGAAACAGCTGATTTGGAAAAGAACACGCTTGTATTTGAGAAGTTCTGTTTAACACCTTTATTAAAAAAGATTCAGAACGAATTAAACGCGAAACTCATAACACAAAGCATGTATTTGAAAGATACAAGAATAGAAATTGTCGGTGTGAATAAAAAAGACCCACTTCAATATGCTGAAGCAATTGACAAACTTGTAAGTTCTGGTTCATTTACAAGGAATGAGGTGCGGATTATGTTAGGTGAAGAACCATCAGACAATCCTGAATTAGACGAATACCTGATTACTAAAAACTACGAAAAAGCTAACAGTGGTGAAAATGATGAAAAAGAAAAAGATGAAAACACTTTGAAAGGTGGTGATGAAGATGAAAGTGGAGATTAAAGGCGTCATCGTTTCCAACGAAGATAAATGGGTTTACGAAATGCTTGGTATGGATTCGACTTGTCCTAAAGATGTTTTAACACAACTAGAATTTAGTGATGAAGATGTTGATATTATAATTAACTCAAATGGTGGTAACCTAGTAGCTGGTAGTGAAATATATACACATTTAAGAGCTCATAAAGGCAAAGTGAATGTTCGTATCACAGCAATAGCAGCAAGTGCGGCATCGCTTATCGCAATGGCTGGTGACCACATCGAAATGAGTCCGGTTGCTAGAATGATGATTCACAATCCTTCAAGTATTGCGCAAGGAGAAGCGAAAGATCTAAATCATGCTGCAGAAACATTAGAACATGTTGGTCAAATAATGGCTGAGGCATATGCGGTTAGAGCTGGTAAAAACAAACAAGAACTTGTAGAAATGATGGCTAGGGAAACGTGGCTAAATGCTGATGAAGCCATTGAACAAGGTTTTGCGGATAGTAAAATGTTTGAAAACGACAATATGCAAATTGTAGCAAGCAATACACAAGTGTTATCGAAAGATGTATTAAATCGTGTAACAGCTTTGGTAAGTAAAACGCCAGAGGTTAACATTGATATTGACGCAATAGCAAATAAAGTAATTGAAAAAATAAATATGAAAGAAAAGGAATCAGAAATCGATGTTGCAGATAGTAAAGTATCAGCAAATGGATTTTCAAGATTCCTTTTTTAATACAAAAAATAGGAGGTCATAAAATGACTATAAATTTATCGGAAACATTCGCAAATGCGAAAAACGAATTTATTAATGCAGTAAACAACGGTGAACCGCAAGAAAGACAAAATGAATTGTACGGTGACATGATTAACCAACTATTTGAAGAAACTAAATTACAAGCAAAAGCAGAAGCTGAAAGAGTTTCTAGTTTACCTAAATCAGCACAATCTTTGAGTGCAAACCAAAGAAGTTTCTTCATGGATATCAATAAAAACGTTAACTATAAAGAAGAAAAACTTTTGCCAGAAGAAACAATTGATAGAATTTTTGAAGATTTGACGACGAATCATCCGTTATTAGCTGATTTAGGTATTAAAAACGCTGGTTTGCGTTTGAAGTTCTTAAAATCTGAAACTTCTGGCGTAGCCGTTTGGGGTAAAATCTATGGTGAAATTAAAGGTCAATTAGATGCTGCGTTCAGTGAAGAAACAGCAATTCAAAATAAATTGACAGCGTTTGTTGTTTTACCAAAAGATTTAAATGATTTTGGTCCTGCGTGGATTGAAAGATTTGTTCGTGTTCAAATCGAAGAAGCATTTGCAGTGGCGCTTGAAACTGCGTTCTTAAAAGGTACTGGTAAAGACCAACCAATCGGCTTAAACCGTCAAGTACAAAAAGGTGTATCGGTAACTGAGGGTGCTTATCCAGAGAAAGAAGAACAAGGTACGCTTACATTTGCTAATCCGCGCGCTACGGTTAATGAATTGATGCAAGTGTTTAAATACCACTCAACTAACGAGAAAGGTAAATCAGTAGCGGTTAAAGGTAATGTAACAATGGTTGTTAATCCGTCCGATGCTTTTGAGGTTCAAGCACAGTATACACATTTAAATGCAAATGGCGTATATGTTACTGCTTTACCATTTAATTTGAATGTTATCGAGTCTACAGTCCAAGAAGCAGGTAAGGTTTTAACGTACGTTAAAGGTTTATATGATGGTTATTTAGCTGGTGGTATTAATGTTCAGAAATTTAAAGAAACACTTGCGTTAGATGATATGGATTTATACACTGCAAAACAATTTGCTTACGGCAAAGCGAAAGATAATAAAGTTGCTGCTGTTTGGAAATTAGATTTAAAAGGACATAAGCCAGCTTTAGAAGGTACCGAAGAAACACTATAAAATTTTATGAGGTGATAAAATGGTGAAATTTAAAGTTGTTAGAGCTTTTAAAGACATAGAGCACAATCAACACAAGTACAAAGTAGGGGAGTTGTATCCAGCTGAAGGGTATAACAATCCTCGTGTTGAATTGTTGACAAATCAAATCAAAAATAAGTACGACAAAGTTTATATCGTACCTTTAGATAAGCTGACAAAACAAGAATTATTAGAACTATGCGAATCATTACAAAAAAAAGCGTCTAGTTCAATGGTTAAAAGTGAAATCGTCGACTTATTGAATGGTGAAGACAATGACGATTGATGATTTGCTTGTCAAATTTAAATCACTTGAAAAGATTGACCATAATTCAGAGGATGAGTACTTAAAGCAGTTGTTAAAAATGTCGTACGAGCGTATAAAAAATCAGTGCGGAGTTTTTGAATTAGAGAATTTAATAGGTCAAGAATTGATACTTATACGCGCTAGATATGCTTATCAAGATTTATTAGAACACTTCAACGATAATTACAGACCTGAAATAATAGATTTTTCGTTATCTCTAATGGAGGTATCAGAAGATGAAGAAAGTGTTTAAAAAACCTAGAATTACAACTAAACGTTTAAATACTCGTGTTCATTTTTATAAGTATACTGAAAATAATGGTCCAGAAGCTGGAGAAAAAGAAGAAAAATTATTATATAGCTGTTGGGCGAGTATTGATGGTGTCTGGTTACGTGAATTAGAACAAGCTATCTCAAACGGAACCCAAAATGACATTAAATTGTATATTCGTGATCCGCAAGGTGATTATTTACCCAGTGAAGAACATTATCTTGAAATTGAATCAAGATATTTCAAAAATCGTTTGAATATAAAGCAAGTATCACCAGATTTGGATAATAAAGACTTTATTATGATTCGTGGAGGATATAGTTCATGAGTGTGAAAGTGATAGGTGATAAAGCATTAGAAAGAGAATTAGAAAAACGTTTTGGCATAAAAGAGATGGTAAAAGTTCAAGATAAGGCGTTAATAGCTGGTGCTAAGGTAATTGTTGAAGAAGTAAAAAAACAACTAAAGCCCTCAAAAGATACGGGAGCATTAATTAATGAGGTAAGTTTTAGTAAACCTGAATGGATAAACGGAAAACGTACAATTACTGTTCATTGGCGAGGTTCTAAAGACCGTTATAAAATCGTACATTTAATTGAATATGGACACGTTCAAAAAGAAACAGGTAAATTTATCAAACCTAAAGCTATGGGCGGTGTTAATAGAGCAATAAGACAAGGGCAAAATAAGTATTTTGAGACGCTAAAAAGGGAGTTGAAAAAATTGTGATTGATATTTTGTACAAAGTTCATGAAGTGATTAGTCAAGACAGAATTATTAGAGAGCACGTAAATATCAATAATATTAAGTTCAATAAATACCCTAATGTAAAAGATACTGATGTACCTTTTATTGTTATTGACGATATCGACGACCCAATACCTACAACTTATACTGACGGAGATGAGTGTGCATATAGTTATATTGTCCAAATAGATGTTTTTGTTAAGTACAATGATGAATATAATGCGAGAATCATAAGAAATAAGATATCTAATCGTATTCAAAAGTTATTATGGTCTGAACTAAAAATGGGAAATGTTTCAAATGGAAAACCGGAATATATAGAAGAATTTAAAACATATAGAAGCTCTCGCGTTTACGAGGGCATTTTTTATAAGGAGGAAAATTAAATGGCAGTAAAACATGCAAGTGCGCCAAAGGCGTATATTAACATTACTGGTTTAGGTTTCGCTAAATTAACGAAAGAAGGCGCGGAATTAAAATATAGTGATATTACAAAAACAAGAGGATTACAAAAAATTGGTGTTGAAACTGGTGGAGAACTAAAAACAGCTTATGCTGATGGCGGTCCAATTGAATCAGGGAATACAGACGGAGAAGGTAAAATCTCATTACAAATGCATGCGTTCCCTAAAGAGATTCGCAAAATTGTTTTTAATGAAGATTATGATGAAGATGGCGTTTACGAAGAGAAACAAGGTAAACAAAACAATTACGTAGCTGTATGGTTCAGACAAGAGCGTAGAGACGGTACATTTAGAACAGTTTTATTACCTAAAGTTATGTTTACAAATCCTAAAATCGATGGAGAAACGGCTGAGAAAGATTGGGATTTCTCAAGTGAAGAGGTTGAAGGTGAGGCACTTTTCCCTTTAGTTGATAATAAAAAGTCTGTACGTAAATATATCTTTGACTCAGCTAACATGACAAATCATGGTGGCGACGGTGAAAAAGGCGAAGAGGCTTTCTTAAAGAAAATTTTAGGCGAAGAATATACTGGAAACGTGACAGAGGATAACGAAGAAACTTTGTAACGAAACCGGCTTCATCGGAAACTGCGGTAAAGTCGGTTAATATACCAGATAGCATTAAAACACTTAAAGTTGGCGACACATACGATTTAAATGTTGTAGTAGAGCCATCTAATCAAAGTAAGTTATTGAAATACACAACAGATCAAACGAATATTGTATCAATCAATAGAGATGGTCAAGTTACTGCGGAAGCACAAGGCATTGCTACGGTTAAAGCAACAGTTGGTAATATGAGTGACACTATAACAATAAATGTAGAAGCATAAGAGGGGGCAACCCCTCTATTTTATTTGAAAATAAGGAGAGTATTATAAAATGGCAAAATTAAAACGTAACATTATTCAATTAGTAGAAGACCCGAAAGCAAATGAAATTAAATTACAAACGTACTTAACACCACACTTCATTTCATTTGAAATTGTATACGAAGCAATGGATTTAATCGATGATATTGAGGACGAAAATAGCACGATGAAACCAAGAGAAATCGCTGACAGATTGATGGATATGGTTGTAAAAATTTACGATAACCAATTCACAGTTAAAGACTTAAAAGAACGTATGCATGCACCTGATGGAATGAATGCACTTCGTGAACAAGTAATTTTCATTACTCAAGGTCAGCAAACTGAGGAAACTAGAAATTTTATCCAGAACATGAAATAAAGCCTGAAGATTTAACATATAAAGCAATGTTGAAAAATATGGATACTCTCATGATGGACTTAATTGAAAATGGTAAAGACGCTAACGAAGTTTTAAAAATGCCATTTCATTATGTACTTTCCATATATCAAAATAAAAACAATGACATTTCTGAAGAAAAAGCAGAGGCTTTAATTGATGCATTTTAACCTTAACCGTTTGGTTAGGGTTATTTTTTTGAACTTTTTTAGAAAGGAGGTAAAAAATGGGAGAAAGAATAAAAGGTTTATCTATAGGTTTGGATTTGGATGCAGCAAATTTAAATAGATCATTTGCAGAAATCAAACGAAACTTTAAAACTTTAAATTCTGACTTAAAGTTAACCGGCAACAACTTCAAATATACCGAAAAATCAACTGATAGTTACCAACAAAGGATTAAAGAACTTGACGGAACTATCATAGGTTATAAGAAAAATGTTGATGATTTAGCCAAGCAATATGACAAGGTATCTCAAGAACAGGGTGAAAACAGTGCAGAAGCTCAAAAATTACGGCAAGAATATAACAAACAAGCAAATGAGCTGAATTATTTAGAAAGAGAATTGCAAAAAACATCGGCTGAGTTTGAAGAGTTCAAAAAAGCCCAAGTTGAAGCTCAAAGAATGGCAGAAAGTGGCTGGGGGAAAACCAGTAAAATTTTTGAAAGTATGGGACCTAAATTAACAAAAATGGGTGATGGTTTAAAATCTATTGGTAAAGGTATGATGATTGGTGTTACCGCACCTGTTTTAGGTATTGCAGCAGCATCAGGAAAAGCTTTTGCAGAAGTTGATAAAGGTTTAGATACAGTTACCCAAGCAACAGGAGCAACCGGCGGAGAGCTTAAGAAGTTGCAGAATTCATTTAAAGATGTTTATGGCAACTTTCCAGCAGATGCTGAGACTGTAGGCGGTGTTTTAGGGGAAGTTAACACAAGGTTAGGTTTCACTGGCAAAGAACTTGAGAGTGCCACAGAGTCATTCTTGAAATTTAGTCACATAACAGGTTCTGAAGGCGTACAAGCCGTTCAATTAATTACGCGTGCAATGGGTGATGCAGGTATTGAAGCTGATGAGTATCAAAGTGTACTTGATATGGTAGCGAAAGCAGCACAGGCTAGCGGTATAAGTGTTGATACATTAGCTGATAGCATTACTAAATACGGTGCTCCAATGAGGGCTATGGGCTTTGAGATGAAAGAATCAATCGCTTTATTCTCTCAATGGGAGAAATCAGGTGTTAATACTGAAATAGCCTTCAGTGGTTTGAAAAAAGCTATATCCAATTGGGGTAAAGCTGGTAAAAATCCAAGAGAAGAATTTAAGAAGACATTAGCAGAAATTGAAAAGACGCCGGATATAGCTAGCGCAACAAGTTTAGCGATTGAAGCATTTGGTGCAAAAGCAGGTCCTGATTTAGCAGATGCTATTAAAGGTGGTCGTTTTAGTTATCAAGAATTTTTAAAAACTATCGAAGATTCCCAAGGCACAGTAAATCAAACGTTTAAAGATTCTGAAAGTGGCTCCGAAAGATTTAAAGTAGCAATGAATAAATTAAAATTAGTAGGTGCTGATGTATGGACTTCTATTGAAAGTGCGTTTGCACCAGTAATGGAAGAATTAATCAAAAAGCTATCTATAGCGGTTGATTGGTTTTCCAATTTAAGTGATGGTTCTAAAAGATCAATTGTTATTTTCGGTGGTATTGCTGCTGCAATTGGTCCTGTAGTTTTTGGATTAGGCGCATTTATAAGTACAATTGGCAATGCAGTAACTGTATTAGCCCCACTATTAGCTGGTATTGCAAAGGCTGATGGATTAATTAGTTTTTTATCGACTAAAGTACCTATATTAGGAACTGTCTTCACGGCTTTAACTGGTCCAATTGGCATTGTATTAGGTGTTTTGGCTGGCTTAGCAGTCGCATTTACAATTGCTTATAAGAAATCTGAAACTTTCAGAAATTTTGTTAATGGTGCAATTGAAAGTGTTAAACAAACATTTAGTAATTTTATTCAATTTATTCAACCTTTCATTGATTCTGTTAAAAACATCTTTAAACAAGCGATATCAGCAATAGTTGATTTTGCTAAAGATATTTGGAGTCAAATTAATGGATTCTTTAATGAAAACGGAATTTCTATTGTTCAAGCGCTTCAAAATATATGCAATTTTATCAAAGCTATATTTGAATTTATTATAAATTTTGTAATTAAACCAATCATGTTCGCGATTTGGCAAGTGATGCAATTTATTTGGCCGGCGGTTAAAGCTTTAATTGTCAGTACTTGGGAGAATATAAAAGGTGTGATACAAGGAGCTTTAAATATCATACTAGGTTTAATTAAGTTCTTCTCAAGTTTATTTACTGGAGATTGGCGAGGAGTTTGGGATGCGATTGTTATGATTCTTAAAGGAGTCGTTCAATTAATATGGAATTTAATTCAATTATGGTTTGTAGGCAAAATACTTGGCGTTGTTAGGTACTTTGGCGGATTGCTAAAAGGATTAATAGCAGGTATTTGGGACGTAATAAAAAGTATATTCAGTAAATCTTTATCAGCAATTTGGAATGCGACAAAAAGTATTTTTGGATTCTTATTTAATAGTGTCAAATCAATTTTCACGAATATGAAAAATTGGTTATCTAATACTTGGAGTAGTATCCGTACGAATACGATAGGAAAAGCGCAGTCATTATTTAGTGGCGTCAAATCAAAATTTACTAATTTATGGAATGCGACGAAAGAAATTTTTAGTAATTTAAGAAATTGGATGTCAAATATTTGGAATTCCATTAAAGATAATACGGTAGGAATTGCTAGCCGTTTATGGAGTAAGGTACGTGGAATTTTTACAAATATGCGTGACGGCTTACAAAGTATTATCAGCAAAATTAAAAGTCATATCGGCGGTATGGTAGATGCTATTAAAAAAGGACTTAATAAATTAATCGACGGTTTAAACTGGGTCGGTGGTAAGTTGGGCATGGATAAAATACCTAAGTTACATACTGGTACAGAGCACACACATACTACTACAAGATTAGTTAAGAACGGTAAGATTGCACGTGACACATTCGCTACAGTTGGAGATAAGGGACGCGGAAATGGTCCAAATGGTTTTAGAAACGAAATGATTGAATTCCCTAATGGTAAACGTGTAATCACACCAAATACAGATACTACTGCTTATTTACCTAAAGGCTCAAAAGTATATAACGGTGCACAAACTTATTCAATGTTAAACGGAACTCTTCCAAGATTTAGTTTAGGTACTATGTGGAAAGATATTAAGTCCGGTGCATCATCAGCATTTAACTGGACAAAAGATCAAATAGGTAAAGGTACCAAATGGCTTGGCGATAAAGTTGGCGATGTTTTAGATTTTATTGAACATCCAGGAAAACTTTTAAATTATATACTTGAAGCTTTTGGAATTGATTTCAATTCTTTAACTAAAGGAATGGGAATTGCAGGCGACATAACAAAAGCTGCATGGTCTAAGATTAAGAAAAGTGCTACTGATTGGATAAAAGAAAATTTAGAAGCTATGGGCGGTGGCGATTTAGTCGGCGGAATATTAGACCCTGACAAAATTAATTATCATTATGGACGTACCGCAGCTTATACCGCTGCAACTGGAAGACCATTTCATGAAGGTGTCGATTTTCCATTTGTATATCAAGAAGTTAGAACGCCTATGGGTGGTAGACTTACAAGAATGCCGTTTATGTCTGGTGGTTATGGTAACTATGTAAAAATTACTAGTGGCGTTATCGATATGCTATTTGCGCATTTGAAAAACTTTAGCAAATCACCACCTAGTGGCACGATGGTAAAGCCCGGCGATGTTGTTGGTTTAACTGGTAATACCGGATTTAGTACAGGACCACACTTACATTTTGAAATGAGGAGAAACGGACGCCATTTTGACCCTGAACCATATTTAAGAAATGCAAAGAAAAAAGGTAGGTTATCAATTGGTGGCGGTGATGCTACTTCTGGAAGTGGTGCAACTTATGCCAGCCGAGTAATCCGACAAGCGCAAAGTATTTTAGGAGGACGTTATAAAGGTAAGTGGATTCATGACCAGATGATGCGAGTTGCAAAGCGTGAAAGCAACTATCAATCAAATGCAGTGAATAATTGGGATATTAATGCTCAAAGAGGAGACCCGTCTAGAGGATTATTCCAAATTATCGGCTCAACTTTTAGAGCTAACGCTAAACGAGGGTACACTAATTATAATAATCCAGTACATCAAGGTATCTCAGCAATGCAGTACATTGTTAGACGATATGGTTGGGGTGGTTTTAAACGTGCTGGTGATTACGCATATGCTACAGGTGGAAAAGTTTTTGATGGTTGGTATAACTTAGGTGAAGACGGTCATCCAGAATGGATTATTCCAACAGATCCAGCTCGTAGAAATGATGCAATGAAGATTTTGCATTATGCAGCAGCAGAAGTAAGAGGGAAAAAAGCGAGTAAAAATAAGCGTCCTAGCCAATTATCAGACTTAAACGGGTTTGATGATCCTAGCTTATTATTGAAAATGATTGAACAACAGCAACAACAAATAGCTTTATTACTGAAAATAGCACAATCTAACGATGTGATTGCAGATAAAGATTATCAGCCGATTATTGACGAATACGCTTTTGATAAAAAGGTGAACGCGTCTATAGAAAAGCGAGAAAGGCAAGAATCAACAAAAGTAAAGTTTAGAAAAGGAGGAATTGCTATTCAATGATAGACACTATTAAAGTGAACAACAAAACAATTCCTTGGTTGTATGTCGAAAGAGGGTTTGAAATACCCTCTTTTAATTATGTTTTAAAAACAGAAAATGTAGATGGACGTTCGGGGTCTATATATAAAGGGCGTAGGCTTGAATCTTATAGTTTTGATATACCTTTGGTGGTACGTAATGACTATTTATCTCACAACGGCATTAAAACACATGATGACGTCTTGAATGAATTAGTAAAGTTTTTTAACTACGAGGAACAAATTAAATTACAATTCAAATCTAAAGATTGGTACTGGAACGCTTATTTCGAAGGACCAATAAAGCTGCACAAAGAATTTACAATACCTGTTAAGTTCACTATCAAAGTAGTACTAACAGACCCTTACAAATATTCAGTAACAGGAAATAAAAATACTGCGATTTCAGACCAAGTTTCAGTTGTAAATAGTGGGACTGCTGACACTCCTTTAATTGTTGAAGCCCGAGCAATTAAACCATCTAGTTACTTTATGATTACTAAAAATGATGAAGATTATTTTATGGTTGGTGATGATGAGGTAACCAAAGAAGTTAAGGATTACATGCCTCCTGTTTATCATAGTGAGTTTCGTGATTTCAAAGGTTGGACTAAGATGATTACTGAAGATATTCCAAGTAATGACTTAGGTGGTAAGGTCGGCGGTGACTTTGTGATATCCAATCTTGGCGAAGGATATAAAGCAACTAATTTTCCTGATGCAAAAGGTTGGGTTGGTGCTGGCACGAAACGAGGGCTCCCTAAAGCGATGACAGATTTTCAAATTACCTATAAATGTATTGTTGAACAAAAAGGTAAAGGTGCCGGAAGAACAGCACAACATATTTATGATAGTGATGGTAAGTTACTTGCTTCTATTGGTTATGAAAATAAATATCATGATAGAAAAATAGGACATATTGTTGTTACGTTGTATAACCAAAAAGGAGACCCCAAAAAGATATACGACTATCAGAATAAACCGATAATGTATAACTTGGACAGAATCGTTGTTTATATGCGGCTCAGAAGAGTAGGTAATAAATTTTCTATTAAAACTTGGAAATTTGATCACATTAAAGACCCAGATAGACGTAAACCTATTGATATGGATGAGAAAGAGTGGATAGATGGCGGTAAGTTTTATCAGCGTCCAGCTTCTATCATAGCTATCTATAGTGCGAAGTATAACGGTTATAAGTGGATGGAGATGAATGGATTAGGTTCATTCAATACGGAGATTCTACCGAAACCGAAAGGCGCAAGGGATGTCATTATACAAAAAGGTGATTTAGTGAAAATAGATATGCAAGCAAAAAGTGTTGTCATCAATGAGGAACCAATGTTGAGCGAGAAATCGTTTGGAAGTAATTATTTCAATGTTGATTCTGGGTACAGTGAATTAATCATACAACCTGAAAACGTCTTTGATACGACGGTTAAATGGCAAGATAGATATTTATAGAAAGGAGATGAGAGTGTGATACATGTTTTAGATTTTAACGACAAGATTATAGATTTCCTTTCTACTGATGACCCTTCCTTAGTTAGAGCGATTCATAAACGTAATGTTAATGACAATTCAGAAATGCTTGAACTGCTCATATCATCAGAAAGAGCTGAAAAGTTCCGTGAACGACATCGTGTTATTATAAGGGATTCAAACAAACAATGGCGTGAATTTATTATTAACTGGGTTCAAGATACGATGGACGGCTACACAGAGATAGAATGTATAGCGTCTTATCTTGCTGATATAACAACAGCTAAACCGTATGCACCAGGAAAATTTGAGAAAAAGACAACTTCAGAAGCATTGAAAGATGTGTTGAGCGATACAGGTTGGGAAGTTTCTGAACAAACCGAATACGATGGCTTACGTACTACGTCATGGACTTCTTATCAAACTAGATATGAAGTTTTAAAGCAATTATGTACAACCTATAAAATGGTTTTAGATTTTTATATTGAGCTTAGCTCTAATACCGTCAAAGGTAGATATGTAGTACTCAAAAAGAAAAACAGCTTATTCAAAGGTAAAGAAATTGAATATGGTAAAGATTTAGTCGGGTTAACTAGGAAGATTGATATGTCAGAAATCAAAACAGCATTAATTGCTGTGGGACCTGAAAATGACAAAGGGAAGCGTTTAGAGCTAGTTGTGACAGATGACGAAGCGCAAAGTCAATTCAACCTACCTATGCGCTATATTTGGGGGATATATGAACCACAATCAGATGATCAAAATATGAATGAAACACGATTAAGTTCTTTAGCCAAAACAGAGTTAAATAAACGTAAGTCGGCAGTTATGTCATATGAGATTACTTCTACTGATTTGGAAGTTACGTATCCGCACGAGATTATATCAATTGGCGATACAGTCAGAGTAAAACATAGAGATTTTAACCCGCCATTGTATGTAGAGGCAGAAGTTATTGCTGAAGAATATAACATAATTTCAGAAAATAGCACATATACATTCGGTCAACCTAAAGAGTTCAAAGAATCAGAATTACGAGAAGAGTTTAACAAGCGATTAAACCTAATACACCAAAAATTAAACGACAATATTAGCAATATCAATACTATAGTAAAAGATGTTGTAGATGGTGAATTAGAATACTTTGAACGCAAAATTCATAAAAGTGATACACCGCCAGAAAATCCAGTCAATGATACGCTTTGGTATGATACAAGTAACCCTGATGTTGCTGTCTTGCGTAGATATTGGAATGGTCGATGGATTGAAGCAACACCAAATGATGTTGAAAAATTAGGTGGTATAACAAGAGAGAAAGCGCTATTCAGTGAATTAAACAATATTTTTATTAATTTATCTATACAACACGCTAGTCTTTTGTCAGAAGCTACAGAATTACTGAATAGCGAGTACTTAGTAGATAATGATTTGAAAGCGGACTTACAAGCAAGTTTAGACGCTGTGATTGATGTTTATAATCAAATTAAAAATAATTTAGAATCTATGACACCCGAAACTGCAACGATTGGTCGGTTGGTAGATACAAAAACTTTATTTCTTGAGTATAGAAAGAAATTACAAGATGTTTATACAGATGTAGAAGATGTCAAAATCGCCATTTCAGATAGATTTAAATTATTACAGTCACAATACACTGATGAAAAATATAAAGAAGCGTTGGAAATAATAGCAACAAAATTTGGTTTAACGGTGAATGAAGATTTGCAGTTAGTCGGAGAACCTAATGTTGTTAAATCAGCTATTGAAGCAGCTAGAGAATCCACAAAAGAACAATTACGTGACTATGTAAAAACATCGGACTATAAAACAGACAAAGACGGTATTGTTGAACGTTTAGATACTGCTGAAGCTGAGAGAACGACTTTAAAAGGTGAAATCAAAGATAAAGTTACGTTAAACGAATATCAAAACGGATTGGAAGAACAAAAACAATATACTGATGACCAGTTAAGTGATTTGTCCAATAATCCTGAGATTAAAGCAAGTATTGAACAAGCAAATCAAGAAGCGCAAGAAGCTTTAAAATCATACATTGATGCTCAAGATAATCTTAAAGAGAAGGAATCGCAAGCGTATGCTGATGGTAAAATTTCGGAAGAAGAGCAACGCGCTATACAAGATGCTCAAGCTAAACTTGAAGAGGCAAAACAAAACGCAGAACTAAAGGCTAGAAACGCTGAAAAGAAAGCTAATGCTTATACAGACAACAAGGTCAAAGAAAGCACAGATGCACAGAGGAGAACACTGACTCGCTATGGTTCTCAAATTATACAAAATGGTAAGGAAATCAAATTAAGAACTACTAAAGAAGAGTTTAATGCAACCAATCGTACACTTTCAAATATATTAAACGAGATTGTCCAAAACGTTACAGATGGAACAACAATCAGATATGATGATAACGGAGTGGCTCAAGCTTTAAATGTGGGGCCACGTGGTATTAGATTAAATGCTGATAAAATTGATATTAACGGTAATAGAGAAATAAACCTTCTTATCCAAAATATGCGAGATAAAGTAGATAAAACCGATATTGTCAACAGCCTTAATTTATCAAGAGAGGGTCTTGATATCAATGTTAATAGAATTGGAATTAAAGGCGGTAACAATAACAGATATGTTCAAATACAGAATGATTCTATTGAACTAGGTGGTATTGTGCAACGAACTTGGAAAGGCAAACGATCAACCGATGATATATTCACACGTCTTAAAGACGGACATCTAAGGTTTAGAAATAATACCGCAGGCGGTTCACTTTATATGTCACATTTTGGTATTTCAACATATATTGATGGAGAAGGCGAAGACGGAGGTTCATCCGGTACTATTCAATGGTGGGATAAAACTTACAGTGATAGCGGTATGAATGGCATAACAATCAATTCCTATGGTGGTGTCGTTGCACTAACGTCAGATAATAATCGGGTTGTTCTGGAGTCTTACGCTTCATCGAATATCAAAAGCAAACAGGCACCGGTGTATTTATATCCAAACACAGACAAAGTGCCTGGATTAAACCGATTTGCATTCACGCTGTCTAATGCAGATAATGCTTATTCGAGTGACGGTTATATTATGTTTGGTTCTGATGAGAACTATGATTACGGTGCGGGTATCAGGTTTTCTAAAGAAAGAAATAAAGGTCTTGTTCAAATTGTTAATGGACGATATGCAACAGGTGGAGATACAACAATCGAAGCAGGGTATGGCAAATTTAATATGCTGAAACGACGTGATGGTAATAGGTATATTCATATACAGAGTACAGACCTACTGTCTGTAGGTTCAGATGATGCAGGAGATAGGATAGCTTCTAACTCAATTTATAGACGTACTTATTCGGCCGCAGCTAATTTGCATATTACTTCTGCTGGCACAATTGGGCGTTCGACATCAGCGCGTAAATACAAGTTATCTATCGAAAATCAATATAACGATAGAGATGAACAACTGGAACATTCAAAAGCTATTCTTAACTTACCTATTAGAACGTGGTTTGATAAAGCTGAGTCTGAAATTTTAGCTAGAGAGCTGAGAGAAGATAGAAAATTATCGGAAGACACCTATAAACTTGATAGATACGTAGGTTTGATTGCTGAAGAGGTGGAGAATTTAGGATTAAAAGAGTTTGTCACGTATGATGACAAAGGAGAAATTGAAGGTATAGCGTATGATCGTCTATGGATTCATCTTATCCCTGTTATCAAAGAACAACAACTAAGAATCAAGAAATTGGAGGAGTCAAAGAATGCAGGATAACAAACAAGGATTACAAGCTAATCCTGAATATACAATTCATTATTTATCACAGGAAATTATGAGGTTAACACAAGAAAACGCGATGTTAAAAGCGTATATACAAGAAAATAAAGAAAATCAACAATGTGCTGAGGAAGAGTAATCCTTAGCACTATTTTTATACAAAAATTTAAGGAGGTCATTTAATTATGGCAAAAGAAATTATCAACAATACAGAAAGGTTTATTTTAGTACAAATCGACAAAGAAGGTACAGAACGTGTAGTATATCAAGATTTCACAGGAAGTTTTACAACTTCTGAAATGGTTAACCATGCTCAAGATTTTAAATCTGAAGAAAACGCTAAGAAAATTGCGGAGACGTTAAATTTGTTATATCAATTAACTAACAAAAAACAACGTGTGAAAGTAGTTAAAGAAGTAGTTGAAAGATCAGATTTATCTCCAGAGGTAACAGTTAACACTGAAACAGTATGAAAAGCTATGAGTTAGATACTCATAATCTTTATTCTTTTAGAAAGCGGGTGTACTGAATTGGGGTGGTTCAAAAAACACGAACATGAATGGCGCATCAGAAGGTTAGAAGAGAATGATAAAACAATGCTCAGCACACTCAACGAAATTAAATTAGGTCAAAAAACCCAAGAGCAAGTTAACATTAAATTAGATAAAACCTTAGATGCTATTCAAAAAGAAAGAGAAATAGATGAAAAGAATAAGAAAGAAAATGATAAGAACATACGTGATATGAAAATGTGGGTGCTTGGTTTAGTTGGGACAATATTTGGGTCGCTAATTATAGCATTATTGCGTATGCTTATGGGCATATAA